GAACATCACTTGTTGCAATCTCAATATGTGCATTAGAGTTAGCTGGTGTATCTCCATCAAAGTTAGAATTTTGTGAATCAAACAATCCTGTTCTATTATCAAATAAATCATCTGGGTCATCAGAAGTTTGTTTTAAAGTAGCTGTTAATCTGCAAGTATGTTTAGCACCTATATCAACTACATCTGCAAATAAATAATTCCCTGTTGGTTTAAAGTCTGCATTAGTTACACCTGAATCAAAAAATCTAGTTGTTTCTGCATCAAAATTTCCTGAAGCTGAATCAAATAATTCTGATGAATCTAATCTTAAAGTGTTATCTACTATTGCTGTATCTGTTAAAGTTCCAGCAAATGTAGGGTGTTCAGATACAGAAGTTATTGAATTAAAGTTTTGTACTCCTGTAACATTAGACACAATAGCTGTTGCATTAGAACTAAAGTTACCGAGTTTATCTACTGCCTTGATTAAGTAAGTTCCTTGTCTGGCTGGTACAGAAATTGAAGTTGCTGGTCTTGATACTTTTTCTACTAAAGATACAGAGTTTGCCCAATCTCCTGTTCCATCTGTAAGTGTTGAATATCTAATTTGATAAAAAGCTAAATCTAAATCAGGTATTTGTGTCCACCCTAAATGTGCTTCTTGTCCTAAAATATTACAAGCAAAATCTGTTACATCTGCTGGTGGTTCAATCGCACCTACAATAGTTCTTTGTGCTGTAACATAAGTTGATGATACACCTAAACTATTAACAGCTTTAACTCTTACATCATAAATTTTTTGGTCAATTACATTTAAGACTCTATGATTTAATCCTGAGCCTTGTGCATAAATTATAAAATCTGAGTCTGTACTTAATTTGTACTCTACTTGGTAATAATCAACAAAGCTATCAGGAGAAGCACCTATTGATACATTTAGAGCCACAATTACAGTTCCATCATTATATTCAATTAACTCATCATCTAAAGTAACACTAGCTGGTGGTTGAATAGTAAATGGATTAGGTAAATTAGTTGTTGGTGTTGATGTAACTTGTGTTTTAGAAGCCCAAGTATAATGACTAGCTTGATATTCAACAAGTGATAATCCTACAGTTAAATCTTGATTAAAAGTTATTCCAAGAACTCTAAATGCTTTAGCATCAAAGCCAATACTAGAATGTGTAATATTTACAATATCTCCTATGGCCAAATCATAACCATTAAAATCAACATTAATACCTAAAGATAATGCTTCTCTACTTCTTCTTAAAATTACTTCTGCCATTTCTTCTGCCTGATATTTTGAAGTAAGTGTTGTAAAATTAAATCTACCCTCTAACAAAAATCCACCATCAGCAGTTTTCATTGTTGCATGTCTATCTGCACTTGATAATCCTGAATCATCTATTGGTGGCCATTGAACCTCATTGACCTGAAAGTTTCTTGCTGGGTCAACAAAACCAACTATAACTCTATTGTATCTGTCATTTTTTGTTGGTGTAGATAATGAATAACCACCTATAATATTATCTTCTGTTAAAGTGATACTTGCACTTCCTGTTGTTTCTATAATTAAATTATATTTACCAGCATTATAAGGTAAATAACCTCTGCAACCTTTTAAGAACTCTCTAACATTATCTATAATTGGTCTTGATGTATCTAACGCAGTATTACAATCAAAAATATTAATATCACTTCCACCTGAATATGGTGTTACTTGTGTAACGCAAACTTGTGAAGCATCATAAAAACTTTGTAAATCTATTTCACTTGTTGCTAATCCTTTTCCATATCTTGTGTTTCTTAAATAATCTAATAAACAAAATGCTGGATTTGTTGAATAACTAGCAGTTTGTTCAGATAAATTAGATGCTAAAGTTACAACTTTCTTTCCTTGTATTTTAGCTTGTACTTTTGGTATTCCTGTAAATGCGTCTTGATTCCATTTAAATCTTAAAGCTAAATAACAAAGACCAGATAATTTATGGTTACTTCCCCAAGATGATAATGTAGATAATATAGATGATGCTGATTGACCATCTGTTCCAAAATGAGGTTCTACTTTAATTAAACTTTCTGAATCTTTATAAAAATTGCTATCTCCACTTCCTACTTCTACTTCTGTTCCATCTGATAAGGAACTTGCCCAAGTTACAGCTTTATCATCTACTCGTATTTCTTCTATATCGTTTATTTCTCCCTCTGACATAACGATAGCCATATAAAGATATGTATTATCAGTTCCTGAAGTTTCCATAAATACTCTAGTTCCACCTGTTAATCTTTCTCCATAAATTACAGGAATATTAGAGTCATTGGATTGTTTATTAACTAATATACCTTTTTCAAAATCATCAAATTCATTAGTTCCAAAGTCAGGTATATCAGGTGTTTTTGGTCTTAATACCCAACCTAAAAATAAAGATACACCTAAAGATACTAAAGGGTTTCCCCCTGTAAAAACACTAGATACTTTGCTAACAACTTTAACAACTGATTTTACTATTCCACCCATTATATATCCTTAACTATCATTCTTTTAATCTGATTATCTTCTACTCTTAACCAAATAAAATTATCTTTGATACCTTTAAATTTGTTTGCCATATTAACACACCATTTAAAAATTTTTCTAACATTTGTTAAAGCTATAAATTCTACAAATACTAAATGACTACCAGAGTTCCATTCTTTATAATTGATAATAGCTGTTTTTTTAAAATGATTAAAAGCATAATCAGAAAGATAAGCCCAATTAGTAAAGCCAATTAAAGTATCGTTGTGATAATGTTTTTTGTATTGCTTTAGATATATACTTGGCTTGATGTGATGTTGTAAATCAAGATCATGTAGATTATCATATTTAGGATAGTTTCGATATAGTGAGATAATATCTTGCATCACTCTCTACCCCATTTAATATCTTGTACTGTTTGACTACTAAAATCCATTCCAACATCTGTACTAAAAAATCTTTGTTGTGATGCGTTATTAGTCTTTCGACCATTTTTTTTACTAAAATCTGCCCAATGAGATACAATAGATAATGTTAATGTACTTGAATTTGGTTGTTCTAGTATTTCAAAGTTTTCTATACTTCCTTTATAAAGTAAAAAAGGGTCAGCAACTATAGTGTTATCATCTGCTAATAATCCTCTAAAAATAGTTACAGAATCATTAATAACATTTTCATTTAAGACTACTGATATAAATGTTTGTTCTGCACCTGATAAAGTTAAACTAATACTAGATTTACTTACATCTGTTTGTTCGGAAAAGTCAGATATACCTATTAAATGATCTGATGCTGAATAAGTAACTGAACCACCTGATACTGATGAAGTTAAAGGAAAAGAACAATCTGTTATATTAACAGGAGTACCAAACCCAATAGTAATAAGATGAATAGGCCTAATATCATTAGTCGCTAGTTCGTTCTTTATCGCTGTTGTTAGGCTTCTCGTCATATAATTCGTAGTTAGTTTGAGTTACACTTTCTGTACCTTTTAACATAGTATATTCAAATTTGCTATTAGGTTTCTTGTATTCTTTAAGATCATTAATACTAGCATTTATTTCATCTTCATTAACAATAATTTCAGCAACAAAGTCGGCAGTTATCTTGTGGGTTATTTTATATTTTTTCACTATAAAGATTCTTCTACATCAAATTCAAATTGATATAACAAAGCACCATCTTTATCTGCACCAGCTACTCCAAACTCCTGAATATCATTTGTTAAATGTACTGTAAAAGGAACATTGTCATAAGTAACTACTGAATCATTTGCTAGTGCTACAAGTAAAGGTGGCTCTATTGTTACTGTTGAAGCATTACTTGAACTTGTCACATCTGCAACAACCATATAAACTTTATCGTGTGAAGCAAATTTTATAAAATCTCCAGCTTTAAATCTACCAGCACCATCTCCAGCAAAAGCATCACAAGCTATTGTTGTGTCTCCAATAGCATGAACACCATTAACTAATACTGTTCCTGTTTCATTACCTCTAGCATCTTCTACTTCTGGTGGGATAATTGTAAAGTTTTCTTTGCCTGATCTTTGTTTAACTATAAAGGCCATTAAATCTCCATATACATCTGATCTTTTTCCTGTAATTATTCTAGCAGTAAAACCAAATCTTTGATTATCTATTTGTCTAGCAAGTTTCTTACCAGATACAGTTTTTGATATAATAGTATTTTGAATAGACCTTATTCCTAAAGATTCAAATTTAGCAGTTGATATTGGAAAAGCACCTGACATTAGATTAAGTTTTTACTCCCTCTTTCATTAACTGCATTATTAATTAATTGTGTAATAGTTCCTCTTGATCTAACTAACAATTCTTCAAAACCAGAAGCATCTACTGTGTTAATATTAAAATTAACTGTTGTACTTCCACCATTTCCTGTGCCTCTAGCTGATTGAGTAATTTGGCCTGTTGAGTTTGGTATAAACATTTCTGCACCTTGTTCTCCTACAAGAGTTGGTTGTCCTTTTGCAACAGCACCACCAGATGCTTTTTTACCAAATACTGTTGCTATTGTTCCAAAAAAACCACTAGAACCACTTAAAGTTGCTTGTTTTTGTTTTTCTCTTGTTATTAATTTTTCAATAGCAAGTTCTACACCTTTTCTTGCAACAATTTCTATTAATGCACTTAATACATTGGCTAATAATGATCTTGCCATATCTTTAAAATTAACTAACAATTTTTCTCCAAAAACCAATGATCTTGCAAGACTCTCTGACATTTTTGTAATACCATTGTTAATTCCCTCTGATATTGTTCCTTTAATATTTTTAAATTTACTTTCAACTTTACTTAATGATTTTTCATTTAAGTTTTTAATTTTATCCATTAGAGTTTCTATCTCTTGGTTTTGATTTCTAATTAAACCATTTTCTCTACCCGTATTTTCCATTCTTTTTTTTAATTGTTCATCAATTTCTTTGTGAGTTTTTAAGCCCCTATGTAATTCTTTTTGATGTTCAAACGCTTCAAACTTTCTAATGTTTGCACTATGCTCAAGAATTT